TAGCATGTACAGAGTATGCAAATATGTCAGTACCTCTTGATTTTGATTGGGATTCTTCAACAATGTTTGGCATATATTCTGGAGCTGGACAGTGGGCTAAACCAAGTTTTGACGATCTATGTGATAAAATGTTATACGTAGCAAATAATCACGATACTGTTGCTGATAGAACTTATCAGAACGCTGTTTGGATTAATGAAAATATGACATGGGAAAAAGTGTCACAAAAGTATATCCAAAGAATGCAGGAAATATGTCAGACATTGAACGTATAAAAGATAAAACTATTTTTGATAAAGTAAAAGATATAGAAAGTGTTGGTCTTTTACACATCAAGGGCTATTCAAAGCACGAAATTGCCTCATTAATGTCATTAAAAGCAAATGAAGTTAATGAATACATTGATGAATATAAAAAAATATTGAATCGCAAAGCCGAAGATGATCCGTATTTCCTTGAAAGAATACAGTTTAATACTATCAAGGCTTTAAAAGAATTTGACGAGCTTAGTAAAGAAGCTTGGGAAACAATCAATATTGCAACAGATCATGGAATGGTTGCTGCAAGGATTCAAGCAATTAAATTAGCTGGCGAGTTGGCAACTAAAAAAGCTCAGCTTCATAAATTAATGGGAGGAAATAATTCAGATGGAGAATACATCCAGAGAATGCAAAAGGCAGAAAACGTTAACCAGATTCTATCTAGAGTTTTACGCGATGTTATCTCAAAGTTCCCAGAAGTTGCCGAAGAAGTTAGAAAAGAATTAGCTGTTGCTTTTGAAATAATGGAGCAAGAAGAACAGGAGGTAATTGACGTAAACTCTGAAGAAGTCTCATAATTTGAGACCTTCTTTTTTCGCCAAACCTCTCATAATTTGAGAACTCAATTACGGCCTTTACGCCTAATAATTTGAGACGGTGTATTGGCTTTTACGTCAAATAAAAGTATGACCGACTACTTAGGTATTAATCTTCAATATTCTGATTTTGACAAATTACTTCGTCAAGAAGAATTATCAGAAGAACCAGTCTCAATTGAGACATTTGTTCAAGATAAAAAATATCTTGGATTGCCTGCACTATCGCCTATACAATTAGAAATTGTAAGACATAGTACTCAAATTTTAAAACCACCTACATTAATTAAATTAATGGGTGAGCAAGAAGGTTTGGAATACTATAAGAAATATACTGACAATGAAGTTATCTGCATGTTGGGTAAAGGTTCAGGAAAAGACCACTGTGCAAGAATATCTATTGCTTACACAACATATCTTCTTCATTGCTTGAGAGATCCTTTAAGTTACTACGGTAAAGCTAAAGGTGTTTATGTTGACTTGCTTAATCTTGCTGTTAATGCTCAGCAAGCTCAAAGAGTGTTCTTCGAGCCCCTCAAGAATCTACTACTTTCTTCACCATATTTCAACTCCGTTGGTTTTGAACCCCGTGTTTCCGAAATATTCTTTTTCTCTAGACCAGTAAGATGTTTCTCAGGTCACTCAGAAAGTGAAGGTTGGGAAGGTTATGAAGTGTTGTCTATAATTTTAGACGAAATTTCAGCTTTCAAGACAGACGCAGAAACAAAAGGAGATGCAAGAGCGAAAGGTTCAGCTTCAGCAATTTATAATATGAGTAAGTTATCTGTCATGTCTCGTTTTCCAGAAGTTGGAAAAGTGATTTTACTTTCATTCCCAAGATATAAAGGTGACTTTATTCAACAAAGATACTTTGGCGCTCAGGACAAAAACGAACCTAAAACGTGGTTTATTAAAGCTGCGACTTGGGAGGTTAATCCAACGATTAAAAGAGAGCATCTTGAATCCGAATATGTTCGTAATCCTATTGAGGCAAGAGCTCGTTTTGAATGCGAGCCTCCAACAATGGAAGACGCTTACTTTAGAGACCCAGATAAAGTAAGGGCTTCGTTTATGTACGCCGATAACCCTATTGACGAGGATGGGTCATTTAAGAAATGGTTTAATAACAAAGACGGCCATGTTCGTTTTATTCATATTGACTTAGGTTTGAAACGAGATAGGTCTGCTTTATGTATGACTCACTGCTCCGGTCTTAAAGAAATAAAAACATCTATGGGTGTTGAAACATTACCAGTTGTTAATGTTGACTTGATACATTCATGGGAAGCCGCGCCAGGTTCAGAAATTAATTTTGCATCTGTACGTCAAATGATCATCGATCTTTGTAGAAAGTATGATGTTGGATTAGTAACTTTCGATAGATGGCAATCTGTTGAAATGATACAGAGCCTTAGAGCACAGGGTATAAATGCAGACTTCCATAGCGTAAAGAAAACAGACTATGACACATTGATGACTGCAATGTATGACACAAGACTTAGAGGCTATTGGAATGAATTACTGGTAGAAGAAGAACTTTTAAAACTTAGATTGTTCTCTAATAACAAAATCGACCACCCCAACGGTGGTTCAAAAGACTTAGCTGATGCACTAGCTGGATCTGTTTATAACTGTATTAGTAACGTGGGCATTGAACAAGAAGTGGAAATTGAAATATTGGGCTCTGATTACGATCAATACGATGAAGATATGCCAGATTTCGGCAACATTTTTATGTACAATGGTCCAAGCGAACAAATGAAACCAGAATTCTCTAGGAATTCTTTTAATATAGAAAAGGAAGAACCGTGGATAGAAAACCTATGAGTAACTATGAACCTACTCTTGAGGAATTACTTAATGAAATTGTAAATGTTAATTCAAGGTTGATACTTGAAAATGCAGCAATGAAAATCAAAATAGCAAAGATGCAAAATGAGATCATTATGTACGAAGAATCAATCAAGGAATCTGTTGAGCCTTTCAACTGAGCCAATAAAGAATTTTTTAAAAAAGTGTTGTTTCGTGTTGCAACGTCGTTTGTGAGTGATAAAGTACCTATCACCAACGGGGAATAGCCCCAACAAACACTAGGAGATAGAAATGACCACATTCAACATCAAGTCGGTTGATAGCTTTCCCGAAATCAAAAGAGCAGGGAGAATGTCGGCAGAACTTCAGAAAATCATTGATTGCTTAATTGAGTCAAGCAAGACTGGCAAGGGTTACGAGATTGAGAATGTTGAGGCTGGCAAAAAGTTCAACTCTTTGCAACAGCGTATTCGTTCGCAGGCCAAGAAGCTTAACTTCAAGGTTACCATTCATTACAACAGCGCAACTTCCTCGCTTTTCTTCAAGGTTCCTTCTGTCATTAACCAGAAGACTGAGAAGCCCGTTGTTGCAAAAGATGTGAAATCGGTTAAGACTACGGCTAAGGCAAATAGCTGATTCTTTTTACCAAAACAATAAAAAACCCCGTATGGAAACATACGGGGTTTTTTTTGTGTATACTGTCGGCATGGCAATTTTTGAAGAAGAAACAATTGAAATTACAAATGAAATGGTTAATTCATGGAATCCCATGATCGCAATGCCTTGTTATGACCAATTGATAACAGAGCCAACATTTATGTCTATGATGAAAACAGCCATGATGTTTAAAGAAATTGGTTTGAAGTTTTCAATTGCTACTACATCTGATTCGTTAATTAATAGAGCAAGAAACCAGCTCGTTGCAAAATTTTTAGCAAACCCTGAAATGACTCATATTATGTTTATAGATGTTGACCTAGGGTTTTCTCCTGAAGACATTTTAAAACTCCTCTGGCACGATAAGGAAGTCATTACGGGGTCTTATCCTATAAAGGATATTCGATGGGATAAGGTTTGTGAAGATGCAAAAAAGGGCGTACCTGCAAGTGAGTTATTAGGCAGAAGTATGAGATTCGTCGTTAATCCCGTAAAGGACGCTACTAATTTAAATCTCACGGTTGATAAAGGTGCAATCAAAATACACGACGCTGGTACTGGTTTTATGCTAATCAAACGCTCTGCTTTTATGAAGCTGATTGAAGCCTACCCAGAGCTTAAATATAATGATGATACTGGTTCGTTAAACGAAGAGGAAAAGAAATGGTCTTACGCTTTCTTTAACTCTTATGTCGAAGAAGGATCTGGAAGATTCTTATCTGAAGACTATGGT